GGATCGCAGAACAAGAATGTCGATCCGATCCTTGTTTGGCAGCACATAGTAGTAATCTGGCAATCCGCCTTCTTTTTTGATTTTTCTAATTTTAGACATAGTGTTCTCCTTTTATGTAACATGGCATAAAAAAACCCCGCCGTGAAGCGGGGTTCGTGGTTTATTACGCGTCCTCCTTAATGTTGTACCCATGCTCCTTGCGATAGTCTGCAATAGCATCGAGCTTATCAAGAACTTCGCCCCAGTCGTAAGCGCAGTGGCCATCGAGAATTCCCTCGCGGGAAAAGTCCATAGGCTCGCCTTTGGCATCGACGTCTTTGTATCCCTCGACCCAATACTGGGAAAAGCGATCGCCATAGCCATAATAGCTTCCGTGCCTTTCGATATTGATTTTGACGTCCATCTTTTTAGCCAAGCGTTGTGCTTTGGCTCTATTGCTGGCCGCGTGATCCACGGTCTTAGGCTTACGAGCTGCGTTTGGTATTTGTATTTTACCTTCGTTGACCAACTCGTGAACTGTTTCGACTCGACATCGTCGCTTCACATACTTGCTTCGAACACTGACTATGTCTCGTGTATTTCCGCAAACATATCGTCGGCCTTCGACCAACTGAAAATGATTGCCTGCAACGATCAGGTAAACTCGGCCAGAGGTTCGAATGTCTTTTGAACCCTTGAGCCATTGAGCTAACGTCGGAGCGCTAAACGCGGTTCGTACCGTCATTTTCCTATTGTGAATGTTACAAAGTGACAGGGCTCGAAGAACGTGGAAGGTATGAGAACCCGTCACTTTCCTTTGACCGCTGACATGTCGGATAAGCCTTGCAGCTTCTCCTGTAGTCATTCCCGTTACAGCGCTGATAACAGCCGGTCCGCAATACCGATTTGTGTCGCTGGATGTATTGTTAACTGGTTTTATTTTAACCATGATATTAACCTCATATTAAAAGTGGAATAGACATTATCGGGCTCGATTGTTTCACGTGAAACATTGCCCTAGTCGGCTAAAATCAACGATGTCAAATAACGTATTGAACTTTGTTCAATACGTAAGAGTACCACGGTTTACTATTATTTACGATGCGACATAACGTCGCACCCCTAAGTTATTGTTTTTAAACGATTTTCAATTGTTTCACGTGAAACATTAAAAATTAGGTGCGATAGTGACGCCGTCTTTTTCGAGCTCTTCGTATTCTTCGATCTGTTTTGCGAGCTCCGCGAGCCGTGGGTCGTTGACCCCGTAATCCCAAACGATATCGTCGTATTCTTTCTCAGCGGCCTTGCGGGAGGATATGACGTCGATGAGGTGTTTTTCTTTATTGGCAAAAATCATTAGTGGATGGTGCTTTCATCTAATTCGTCCATGAGGGATGCGGCTGTAATGCAGAAGGTAGCCGTCTCTATGGCTTTTTGTTTATCGTTAGTGTGCTGGAGCATACGCAGCAGCACGGTTTGAAGCGCGGAGGTATAGACCGTGTGAGGCTCGCAGTCATAACCGAAGCATTCATCGAGCGCATCGGTGATTACCTCGGTTGTGACTTTAGCGTCTATAATCATATTTTCTAATTTATTTGACATATCTAAACGTACCACGGCGCCGTGTTTTTTACCATTTATCTTTAAAAACTTTTTTAAAGATTCCATCGAGCATTTCAGCGTCTTTTTTTAATATGTCTTGATCGTCTTTATTATAGCGACCAAAGCTATCACAAGAGTTAGACCAAACAAAAGCTTCACTTTCATGCTTCCACATAGCGGAGCCCTTTAGAACAAGCGCGTTACCTACAATATGGCGGTCGGCCATTTTGCTGGCTTCAGGATTAAAGGGTAAGTTTTTTAAAAGCCCTTCTTCATCGACCATGAGCTGCATTAGGTCAGTATCTATGACCATTTCTACATAACCACCGACTATATCTTGAGCCTCTTTTAACGTGGGTCTTTTATCTGTTATTGTTGTGAGCATATCTCCGCTTTCCGAATCTAAATTAATTATTTGCACTGTCCCTAGACCGCCACATTCTTCGCAGTCTTCTGTAACCTCTTCTAATGATGGGGGGCTATCTCTACATATCCACGGCTCTGGCCGTTCATATGATATCTTACCCGTACCACTGCATTCTTCGCAGTTTTCGACGGTCGCTTCTACTTTCATAATATTACTCCTTGTTTTTTTACTTGACAAACCCATATATCTTATATCATCTTATATTTGTCAAGTAACAAGGAGACGACAATGAAAATCAAGTACCATATTTTGGAAGTCCACTTCAGGCAGCAACTGGACGCTGCTAAGGCGGACATAACTCTTTTTGAAAATCTTTTAAAAGATTGGAAGAAAGCGGATCGTGAGGCTTTCGAAAAAGAAATACCTTACTACGGGCAGATTAACTGTTCGATCGAACGGTTGGAGAATGCAATTAAAAATTTGCAGAATGATCTAACTGAAAACACTCTTATGATTAATAGGGATCTAATGGAGCGGTTCAAGAACCTCGGTAAGAAAGCGGGGGTAAAATAATGCGTTACAAGGTCACTGTTGAAATATCCGAAGATATTGAAGCGGATAGTGTGAAAGAAGCGGAAGAGAAGTTTCTTAACCGCTTCGAGTTTGCTGATGTTAAATATGGAACGTGGCGCATTGAGCCCGATAAAGAGGGCGAAGAATGTCTTACGAACTAATAGAGCCCATGCCTGAATGCATTTCCAAGTTTGTCGATACGGCATGCGAGCTCAGCGTTATACTTGGTGAGGCGCCTACGTCTCTTTCTCGAAACGGGCGCGTCTTGTGTTGGGATAGCAAAGACAACGAAGGGGGTTACTTCATGGATCTTGTTTTGCAGGACGATGGAAAAACTAAAGCTCTGTTTGGGGAACATATTAATCCCCGCAAAGCGCACGAAGCTATAGGCTATTGTCGCTATACGGGCATTGAAATCGAAATGTACTGGGAAAGTCAGAATGATTAGCGACTACAAAATACTAATGGGCGATTGCATGAAGTCGATGCGATCGCTCGAACCCAACTCAATACAGTGCTGCGTCACGAGCCCCCCATACTTTGGTTTGAGGGACTACGGTAAAGACGGCCAGATTGGGTTGGAGCAAACTCCCGAAGAATTTGTAGCTAAGCTCGTTGAAGTGTTTCGGGAAGTAAAAAGAGTTTTAAAAGATGATGGCACGTTATGGCTTAACATCGGGGACAGTTACGCGGGTAGCGGAAAAGGTCCGGCGGGTAACCTTACCAAGAGCCACGATCAGCAGAACATGGAACACAAGCATTCGAAGATTGTTCCTGACGGGTTAAAACCAAAAGATTTAATTGGCGTGCCGTGGCGCTTGGCTTTTGCGCTACAAGCCGATGGCTGGTATTTGCGGCAGGACATTATCTGGAGCAAGCCCAATCCCATGCCTGAAAGTGTGAAGGACAGGTGCACCAAGAGCCACGAATATATATTTTTGTTCTCTAAGTCGCCGAAGTATTATTACGATAGTGAAGCGGTAAAGGAGGATTGTTCTGAAGAAAACATTAAAGATTTTCTCCAGCGCAAGAAAATGAACAACAAGGGCAGTGGGGCTGGGAGCTATGAAGAAGCTCGCCCTGACTTAGCTCGAAGTCGCGCGGACTACATGCCGTCCGACTTTAAACGTAATCGCCGTTCCGTTTGGCAAGTAACTGCAAAGCCGTACAAGGGCGCACACTTTGCAGTGTATCCACCAGAGCTCATTGAGCCTTGTATTCTGGCGGGTAGTAAAATGGGCGATACTGTTTTGGATCCGTTTGGCGGTTCTGGAACAACGGCGGGAGTTGCTTTGAAGCATGGGCGACAAGCAATTTTGTGCGAGCTTAACGAAGAGTATGGGGATCTGATTGATGCGCGGGTAAGGAATATTTTTCCCGACATGGATCAGTATGCCTTTTTAGATAAATTGTAAGGAGAAAAGAATGAATTTTAAAGTAGAATGGTTGGAAGGTTATGGCGATGTCAAACCTAGAATCTGCACAATGGAAAATTTTGTTTCTGAAGAGTTTAATTTAGAAGCGTATTGGGGCGAAGATGGCATGATCGAAAAGTTAAGAGAACTCTTAACTTCGAAGGTTGGGCAGAAAGTAACGCTCGGCAACGGCATGGGAGAGCACGTTGTTGCTACTAAAGTATCGACGGTTCAAAACAACGAAGACGTCAAACGACGCAAAGCATTGGCTATAAGTTTGGGCGAACGCACGGGAGACGATATTCATTGGACGCAAGTCATGGAAGACAAACACTGTGTTTACATGCACAGATGGGAATACCCTGACGACGTGGAAGTGTATCACAAGCCGCTTCCCATGTGCGCTGAAGTTTGGACGGACATTCTTTATGAGGACAGTGTTTTCTTTCATCAAGGCGCCGAGCTCCCAGAGCATCTTAAAGAGCGCACTGCCAAGCGCGTTCAGGAATATAAAGAATATGAAAAGGAGTGCGAAGATGCATAAGTATCATTTTTGTTTTGATGGCGACTACGGTGCTATGTTCGGCACGATCGAAGCCAGAAACGAAGAGGAATTCTATCGAATTCTGAAAGAGGATCACAAGCAGGACATCAATGCTGATGGCCACTTTGATTGCCCCATTACTGGGGAAGAAAAACCTTTAAATTGGTAAGGAGGAAACATGAACCCCTTTAATAGATATGTTTTTTCGAAAAGTTATATTTCGTCAAAAAATTTAGATTTACTTAAAAGGGCGCAGATTGCTGTTAAGAAAAAAGGTTTTATCCCTCACGCGTTCGAAATTGAAACGGCTGTTGCCCTAAGTGGATTAGGAGAAGAAAAAGTTTTTGTAGTCTGCGACTGCTATAAATCTCTTAATAAAATATTTAAGGCTTACGTTGAATTCTATGTAGACAAGAGGGGTAAGGCCACTTTGATGGGGCTAGAAATTGAACAGGTTTATGGCTCATCAAAAAAAGAAAAATTAATCTAATTTGGTAAGGAGGAAACAATGCCAAAACAATTATTAAATATCGACCAAGTCGTTGAGCTCACTGGTTTATCTGTACAAACCATTTACCGTCGTACACGGCTCAAGACCTTTCCACCACCCGTCGATTCAATGTATGTCCCAGAAAAACTGAAGAACAAAAAGCACTGGGCTAAAACTGAGGTGACCAAATGGGTTAAAGCAAATGTTAAACCCGATAATGCTAAAGCTAACAAAAAAATGCCCGTGGCGCGCGATCGTATTCGCACGATTGAGGAGCCAAAGGTCGATCCCTTTGTTGAAGCCGTCGAGCGTTCCGTTCAGGGGCAACTGGTAGCAGAAACAGAAAGTCAGAAGCGCAAGCGTATGGTTATCTGGGCTCTGCTGATAGCCGTCATTATTGTCGCCGTGGTCATAGCGATATGAAGGGGACTTTTATTTTGGATCAAGTCGGTAGAAAAACAGAGACTTCTGATATCCGCACTATCCATGAGGCAAAGGAAGCGGGTAAAGTTCTGTATGACGTAACAGAAAAAATACCCGTTCCTGAAACATCTGGACGGTGGTCTTTGTTGGCCAGCAAAATGGTTGCTGGCAGCAGTGTATTAGTAGCCGACAGTAAGGAGGCAAAGATTTTAAAAGCTGCTATACATAATTTTTGGTGCAAAAAACGCGGCGTCGAGGGCGTTGTGACTAAAGCGGCCAAAGTCGACAGAAGGGACGGCGCCTATCGTGTCTGGAGAGTAACATGATCGAATACTTCACGGCACTTGTGATTGCATATACTTTACATGGTCACGACATTGAAACGGCTGTATGGTTTGAAAGCGAAAGGCATTGTTCGAGAGCCATGAACAACAGGAGTGCAGATTTTATGTATGACTATCTGTACGACCTGTATGGCAATGACATTTCGATGGGTTGTTATCCAACACAAAAAGTATCGAAATTGATTAGACCGAGGATCAGACCAGATGTCGGAAGTTAGCAGCCATCCCTTTAAAAAAGGTATACCGTTAGAAAATTATCGAAAATTTTCTGAAGATGGTTATACTATAGCTGAAACCGCTCGCGCGCTGGACGTCTCTCCACAGTGCGTCTACAGCCAAGCTAAGCGGTACAATCTGTCTTTTCGTAGGAAAGACAATCGTGGCGGAAGGAGGCAACCAAAAAATGACTGAAGACAAACGCATTCCATTACACTACTTAGACAAGCGAACTTTGAAGTATTGGAATACCGTTGTTGATAATCTTGCAGACAAGGCACGATCAAAAGATGCCTCGCCGAGCGCGCAACAGGACTTATGGCGCGCTCAGGCGCAACTAAAAAAAATAACTTCCAGATGGCGTAGTAAAGGTTATCTTGTTTAAATAACTATATTATCTAATTCTTCTCTTGCGGCAGCGTCGAGCTCTTCTTTTTTGGCTTCGTCTCTAGCCGCTTTGTTTTTTCTAATTTGCTTTTGCACAACCTTTAAATCGTTTGGCGTCAAATTTTTGCTTTTCCAAAACTCAAACATCATCCGCAACTGACCGCCAATTGTGCGCCCTTCAATAAACGCCACGGCCACCAGTTCTTCGTAGGTTTCCCGTGGAACAAGCACACTTGCCCATTTTTTTGTATCCATGTGACAAAACCCTTATTTTATCTGAGAATATATAAGATTGTATAGAAAGTTCAAGAAAAAAACCCCTGACTTCGTAAGGAGAGAAGGCAGGGGCTAGTATGAGGTCAATATGTCAACACGAGAACAAGGAAAGACCGCTGTTGACCTTATCGAGCAGTGCTTAAACCTAGTAGCTTGCGGATCGAGGTTTAAGTTTCTTTAGTTTCTCCCCAATTGGCGCCAATGTCAATATCGCATTTGTTTGGAATGCACAAAGGCATGGAATTTTCCATGATTTCTCGTATTTCTTTGGCTTTATCTAGGTTTGGCACGCTAAAAGCCAGTTCGTCGTGTACCTGAATGAGCGGCAAGTGCCCCGCTTCGTATACTTTGACCCACGCCGTCTTTGTCATGTCGGCTGCGGACGCCTGTATGAGACGGTTAAGCGCTTTATAGGTCATTGCGCGCTTTAATCGCGTCGTTGCCCCGTGAGCCGCGACCGCTTCGTCGTAGGGCATGGCTTTATGCATTTCGAAGCTGTCGGGCTCCCAAAGGTTAAAGCGACACTTGCGCCCCTGCAAGGATCGTATGGATCCGCTGGAGCGACGATCTTCTAATCTGCGTTGCACACCACTGTTGAGCTGCTTTAGAAAAGGCAGTTTGGTGTTAAATTGCTTCAGAATGTCTTTAGCTTCGTCCACGGACACATCCAACTCGCCTGCAAGCTTGTTCACGCCCATACCATAAATGATGCCGAGCCCTACAGATTTGGCAGCTTTACGCTTGAGCCCTGTCATTTCCGCAACCATTGTATGGAAGTCTGTATCTGGATTGTTTGTATATGCATCCACCATATCGGCTACGCCGCTTAATTCCGTGTTTGTGCTTTTGCCGTATGCATCTGCGTAATGAACCGCGATCCGAGGTTCCTGTTGCGAGAAATCTATGGACGCCCACTGCTCCCCCTCTTCAGGTAGAAACAGACTACGTATCATCGGACCGAGCTCAGGATCCCGTGCAGGAATTTGCTGAAGGTTGGGGTTTGACATGGAAACGCGTCCAGACACAGTGCCCCCATCGTCTGATCTGATTTGATTGATATGCCCGTGGATGCGTCCGTCTTTACCAACAAAGCGCAAAATGCCGTCAATAAACGTGCCGTTGATTTTGTTGTAAGCTCGCGCTTGCACGATAGCTTGCGGCAGCTCGTGCGGGTGTTCGCTGAGAAACTGCTTTGTAAAGGATGGGGCGCCCTTTTCTGTTCTTGGGTACTCAAGCCCAACTTTATCAAAAGCTTTGGCAATGGATTGCGCTGCCCATATTTCTACGTCGGCGCCAACAGTCTTTTTAATTTTGCCCAGTAATTCTTTTTCACGCTTCATAACGTGTTGCTTACTACGCTCCGCACGATCCAGATCCACGCGTACACCCCGCATTGTCATATCGACGAGACAGGGCAGTAGCTTGGTTTCCAACTCCCAGATGTTCCAGAGCTCCTCACGGTTAAGCATTGTTTGAAAATGTTCCCATAGCTTCAGGGTCAGCGTAGCGTCCTGTTCGGCATACTGCCCGACAAACTGGGCGGGTAACTTCCACATCTCGCTTTTGGGATCTACGTTGAATTCTTTTGCGGCCTCTACAAGGTCACGTTCGTTTTTTGTTTGACCTAGATAATCGTAACCCAGCGCGTTCAGGCTGTAGCTAAACCTGTTTTCATCTAACAAGTTGGCGGTCATCATAGTATCTATAATGCGCCCGTTGATTTCAAAGCCCATCGCACGGCACCAGCCCAGATCATACTGAGCGTTGTGCATGACTTTATCGCATTCTGTTTTGAGATGCGCTTGCAGCCATTTCTTGACGATGCTTTCGTCGATGTTGCCTCCGCCGAGGTGCCGCGTTGGAAAGTATCCAGACCAGCCTTCGGTGGCAATAGCGTAGCCTATTACCTCACCATCTTTGGTCGGCCAGCCCGGCCCTTTTTGTTTAATGTGCGGATCTCTTGTTTCTACGTCTATACATAGAACTTTAGATCCACGTAGGTCTGGCAGCTCCGACGGCGGAACCCACTCAGTTTTTGGCGTGAATAGTGGAAATTGCATTTTTGTTGTTTTCATCCTGCTCTCTTTGATTTTTTGTAAATTCTGCGCCCAACGCAGAATACCCGCACTTGTCTATCCATGAGTCCATATGATCTATGGTTTCTAACAACCGACTGGTTTTGACCCAATCCATCATCAGTGCAACGTGTGCAGGGGTTATTTTACCATGACTTAAAAGGGCGGAACTTATGATGAGGTTCCAGCCGTCAGCAATGCGCTCATGGTTTTCAAACGCATCGCCATAATCTTTTGCCCGATCGCCGTTCACAAGGTTGTCTGCTTGCTTTAAAACTTGTTCTCTTTTCATATTGTATAACTCCTTAATACGTCTTCGGGTTCAACGATGTATAAATTTTGTCTCGTTCTTGTTACCGCCACGTAAAAGACACGATGAATGTCGTCCCCCCGTTCTTTCAATGCGGCGGTAGATAGATCGGTAAACAAAACTACGTTGTCCGCTTCTCCACCTTTTGCCCCGTGGATCGTGGATAATCTTATGCGGGGCACGGCATTAAACTTTTCTCTCCTGCGCAACAGCGATGTGATATATATCTGATCCACCACGGGCAGCTTATCCATTGCTTCGTGCCAGATCATGGTATCGTCAGCTCCGAGCCCATACTGTAGTTGCAGGGTTGGCAGATCAAAGGACTTGTCTTTATCGTGTTCACTAAACCGCTTGAAGCCTCGTGCAATGCGCACACCGTTGCCTGTCATGTAATCGTATATTGCCTGAGCCGTGTTGCAATCAATCTGATGCCCTTTGCGTAGGCGCTCCCAACCGTTTACAGCCGTGCTTATCTTTTCAGGTATGGATCGGTGGCCGTTGCGTTCGAACAGATAGCCGTCGTACTTGAGCTGTGTTGCTACGCTGGATAGCATATAGTTCGCTTGCGCCATTATGAGCCAGTCCCCTTCGGACATATCAATTTCTGAAATGCTGTAAATGCGTTGGACTTTGCCTGTTTCTTTTCGGGGCAGATACTTCTTTGGAAACCTGTTTTGAATTCGGCTGGATATGCGCGCGGCAACTTTATGTACTTCTGCGGGGATACGATAGGATTGCTCCAACACTTCGGAACCGCTTTTCAGTCCTATGAAATGATCTACGTCGGCGCCTGCCCATTTATAAATCGCCTGATCATCGTCCCCCGCAGCGTACATGCTTTTTGCCCTGTTATCCAAGGCATGAGCAATGTCCCATTGTAATGGGGACAAATCCTGCGCTTCGTCCATAAAGCATAGGTCAAACTCTGGGCAGTAGTTGACGGCGTTGTCTACAAACTCCACCAGCATATCGGTGTAGTCAATTAGACCATGTGCTTTCTTGTAGTCGTGATAAGCGCGGTTGACGTAATCTACCGTCATCCACTCTTCTTCTATATCGCTGCGATTGTACTCTGTCCTCAATGTTGTCTTCTTGAGCCGCGCCAGATTGATGAGCCCTATGATAGGATGGTCTGAAGTTATTAGGCCAACATCATCTTCGTCGAGCACTGCCGACCTAACTGTAAGAACTATGCCGATTTTATTAGACAACTCATCGAAGTGTTCCCTTTGCATGAGCTGGCTTTCTTTGAGCCCTAACATCATATAGGCCAGAGAGTGCAGTGTTCTGAAGTACGGCAAGTCTTTGTCGGGGTTCAGGTCAAAGCGCCGTGCGGCGCGTTCCTTGGCCTCATACGCAGCTTTTCTGGTAAACGCTAGGAACGCAATGTTGCTTGGATCTGTACCTTCTTGGATAGCTGTATCCACCATGTTAAGCAGGGTTGTTGTTTTGCCTGTGCCCGGCGGACCGAATATACGAAACATTAGAACGGCGCCTCATTACTTTCTCCGAAATCAGGAGTATCCATGACTACCGCTACATTTTCGAAAGAGGGAATGACCCAGACGCGCACGGCTTTGCCTTTAATCTTTACGACGGTGCTTTCGCCGTTGCGATCCCGTAGGCGCTGGGCAATCTTGTGGGACTTGTATTCAAAGAATTTGTTTTTACGCAGATGTGCTTCAAAGTCTTTCAATCTGAAATACGTGCGGCCTTCGTCGTCATCGGTAAAAGGTCGGCGCAATAATATTTCTTCCCGTACTTCGGCTTGCTGCATTGTCGTACAGAACTCTTCCAGATAATCGTAAAACTGACCGTCGATTGACGCATCTTCAGACACTTCAACAATGGCGCCCTCTGTTTCTGTCATATCCATCAGCAACTGGTTGATCCGAGCTTCCCATTGTTCCTTGCGCGCGGTTCGCGGTAGGTGGTTCAACTGCTCTACACAAGACCTCTGGAATTGGCTTTGGTTCATCAAGGCTTCTGTGTCTAGCTCCAGAGGCTCTCCGTTGACATCCATAAACCATACTGGGGGGATAGAGTTGTATTTACGCAAGTTCGCGATTGTAGCCCCTGCTACAGCGGCTCCTATGCCATGTTTCCTAGTTCTGCATAGTTCCGCGTTGCAGTAACTGCTGATAGGCGCGTCTTTACATTTGTAGGCGTAGTCTTTTTTTAGAAGCTGTTTGGCAACAATGTTGACTTCGCTTAACGGCAATGGCGGATCCAGATACTGCATGTTGTAAGTCAGTATCTCCGACTCCCAGCTATCAGGGTATGCTTTGCGAAGATAAACGCCCAGATTAAACAGGCCGTTGTTACGCCCACCTTCCGAGATACGCTGCTTAGCCAAGAGCTGTAAGCAGGGCGGTCCGTCTGGTAGTAGTTCATCAGGCTTCTCTTCTACTGTTAGCGCAAGCAGTTGCTCGCGTGTCTGCACATGCTTTTTGTGCAGCTCAAAAAATTCTTTTAAACTAGCCGCAGATCCATCGTCGTTAAACGCATATCGCAAGCCCATTTCCTGATCATAATAGGGTAAGTTCAGGAAGTTCCCTACGTCGCCGCGATCCAGAAATAATTTAACTTGTTTTGGAAATACCTCTGATCCGCCATACCCAAGAGCCGCAGACATATGGTTTAACACATCCTGCATCTCTCTGGCGGACACCCAGTCATCTACAAAGATAAACAGGTGAGCGCCGCCTGATTTAGATCGGCATACAATCAGGGGCAGTTTAATCTTTCGAACCCGCTCAATAATTTTTTTGTGGTCAAGAGGATATTGATCGACGTCGATACAACCCCACTTGACTTTGTTTTCCTCGTTAATTGGAATAATACCAACGCTTTGACCTTTGCCAGACAAGTGGCCTTCCCAAAGCTCCGTTGTCCGTTCTTCACGAACTACTGTGGCTTTCCCCGTATTTTTTCCGTTTGCCTGCTGTTTATTTATTTTATACGTGCCAAAGGCTTGCTTCAGGCCGTCAAATATTTCGGCAAACTTTTTTGCGTCAGACATTTTAACCTCAAGAGACAATTAGGGTCGCAACTAAGTGCGACCCAATTTAAATTAGAACGGTGCTTCGTTACCGTTTTCGTCGTCTTGAGAATGTTTAACGTTTACATCACCCGCTTGGATGGATTGAGCAAACTGTTTTGCTTGTCCATAGACAGATACGTCGTCCACCTGTTTGTCTAAAGCAATGTCCCAGCCGTGCCAAGCACCCTTGCTGTTCTCTTCTTTTACAGACTTTAAGCTGTATACGTGGCTAAACCGTGGCATTTGAAACGGCGCACCGTTTTTGCCTGTGGCCATGCGACCCTGTACCATTGAGTTCCACTTACGAGACTTCTTTAGCTGCGTTGATTTCATTGCAATCAATGCAGGCTGCGCGGCACCGTCTTTGTCCATGACCAAAACAAAATGCTGATGAGTGTCTTCAATGTATGTCCCATCACCACCTTTAACGTAGTCGCGATTGTCGTCCTTCGAACGCTCTGTTTCTGGACGCTTTTCATCTGGCGTAAAGATATTGACTGGTGCGCCAGTGCCCGTGCCGCGTGGAGCCCATTCAATGAACCTACGCTGATACGCACACGGTATAACCTTCACACCATCTTTGCCTGAAAACAGTTCGCCTGTCACAGTGTTATAAATGTCCCCCTTGCGAGCATCTTCAAGCTCGTCAAGCAGAGGATCAAGGCCAGACAGTATTTTTAGAAACGGAAGCGCAAGATCGTCTTGCGTAATGTTTTCATTACCAACGCCTGCGTCCTCTTCAAAGATAGACATATCAAATGCCGCTACTTCTGTTTTGCCTTTTGTTGCTACTTCTTTGCCAGCCATTATATTTTTCCTTTCTTAATCACTGCGCGCTCTCCTACAAAAGCACCAAATAAATCCATAGGGAAAGAATCCCCATTTTCCACACGCTCACGTACCCACCCGCGTAGGGTAGCACTGTGCACGCCTTCTTTTTGTTCGGGCACTAAACCCTTTTTGCTCATGTCAGATAAAAGCTCTGAGGCTTTTTGATCTTCACCTCTTCCAAAACTGCAAGACACTACGTTCTTAATAATGTCCGCATGATTGTTATCCCGCAGCCATTCGAAAGCTTCTTCTTTCTTTGCTGAGGGTATAGCAGCTCCGTACAAAGGCTTTACTTCAACCTTTGCCCCATCTGCTAATGTAAAAGAAGAAACTCCGAGTTCTGTCAGCATTGACGGCATGTCTTCATCCGTTAACTTTAGTAACTCTTTCTTCTTTTCTTTCAGGTATGTGTCGATCTTTTCGATCTCTTCTTCGGTTTCCCGAATTCTTGTTGCTATCTCTGCAACTGATTTCAGCCCTTCACCAGATACGGTTTCAACGCTGTTTGAAGACGCATCGTCTTCCATTAAACTTAGAATGCTACTCATGTAAGCTCCGTGTTCCGTGTTTCATGTTTCGTTATCAAAGAGGTTTGTAGCCTCTTGCCATCTTATATATTTCTATATATCGTAAGGTGTCAAGGAGAAAAAAAAGATGTACGAATTTAAGACTGAACCATACGAGCATCAAAAGCAAGCATGGAAAGACTCTTGGCGGAAAGAATACTATGCTTTGTTTATGGAAATGGGTACAGGAAAGTCCAAAGTAGCCATTGATACTATAGCCGCATTGTTTGAAGCGGGTGAAATAGACACTGCTTTAATACTGGCGCCCAAAGGGGTTTATGACAACTGGATACAGGGTGAAATACCTACGCACTTGCCTGAGCGAATCAAACACAAAATACTGCGCTGGCAACCAATGGTGTCCAAAAAGTTCCTCCAAGAGCTCAAAGATTTTGCAATACCTAAGTTCCGTGAGCCAGAGACCTTGCACATATTTGTGATGAATGTAGAAGCCTTTTCATCTGGCAAGGGCTCCGAAACGGCCTTAGATTTTCTTAAACTCAATCCAAAAAGCATCATGGTTGTGGACGAAAGCACTACTATAAAGAATAGACAGGCGCAGCGAACCAAGAACATTATCAAATGTGGCAGGCTTTGTAGATATCGTAGAATTCTGACAGGCTCGCCGATTACAAAAAGCCCTATGGATTTGTTCAGTCAGTGTGATTTTTTAGAAGAAAAATGTTTAGGCTTTAATTCTTTCTTTGCTTTCCAAAGCCGCTACGCGGTCATACAGAAGCGAATGATGGGCGCTAGGTCATTTAACGAAGTAGTAGGCTATCGGCGCTTAGACGAGCTCACAGAGAAGCTGGAGCCCATTAGCACGCGAGTGTTGAAAGAAGATTGCTTAGATTTGCCGAAGAAGGTGTATCAGGCGCGTAACGTCCACCTGACTTTAGACCAGCGCAAAGCATATGATCAAATGAAAAAGCACGCTCTTGTTCTTTTGGAAAACGGCGAGCTCACAACAACACAAAGCGTATTGACACAGATTATGCGCTTGCAGCAAATTACCTGTGGGCACCTTAAAACAGATGAAGGTGAAATGCTTGATCTGAAAAGCAATCGACTCAACGATCTTTTAGACGTTGTTGAGGAAGTAAACGGCAAAGCAATTATCTGGGCAACGTGGTCGCACGACATTGTAGAGATTACAAATGCACTTAAAAAGAAATACGGCGATGATGCTGCCGCCTGTTATTATGGAGAAACCCCTCAAAACGAACGGCAACAGATTGTGAATACATTTCAAGACGAAGATAACCCCTTGCGTTTCTTTGTCGGACAACCAAAGACAGGCGGATATGGCATTACCCTGACTGCCGCCAACACCATGATATACTTCAGCAATAGCTACGATTTAGAGATACGACTTCAATCTGAAGACCGAGCTCACAGAATAGGACAGGAAAAGCCTGTGACCTACATTGATTTGCTTGCAGAGAAAACAATTGACGAAAAGATAATACAGGCGCTGCGTAACAAGATTAATCTTGCTGGCCGCGTACTAGGCGAAGAAACAAAACAGTGGTTGCTTTAGTTACCAAACAAAGAGCCAATGCCTGCCTTTGCGCCTTGTTCCCGCTCTTCAATTAACTTCGCAATTGGGTCATTTGGAAAAACCGTTGAATATTGCGTTCTCTGGTTATTATTGCCTGTACCACTGGGGTTAGCCACGGGAGGAGTTGGCTGAAGTGGTACAGGCTTTATCGGCGCCGTCTGGGGGGGTTGATTGGACACCGAAGATAAATAGTTTTCAAGTTCTTGTTGGGAGGGCATTTCTGCTGCTTCCGCCATAGATCCTAAATTGACATCTGGAAATGTGAATTCCTCCATGTTTTCTTCTATTTCTTCACGGGCGGGAACAAAACCAGCATTGTATAAGTATGCGCGCAACTGACGATTTAATCGCATTTTTTGATTGTTTGTCTTACCCTCAACGCCTCTGGCAATTATTAAAGACATCAGCTTAGGATCCTCTGCGGCCTGCACCAAAAGATCCCCTAAATATTTTTTGGGCATATAAATAAAACGGTTTCTAGCTTCTTGCGCAAAGAAACCCGGCACTTGTATGGATTGAGTCATGCCCAAGCTCTGCGCAACTTGAGAACCAGTACGCGCACCGATGACACGAACAACAAGATCTTCTAAACTTTTTGGCACATCTTCAGGCGAAAGTTCTGCGGCTTTCCCACTTTGTAAATTTCTTTCAACAAAGGACATTTCATTTAACAAAGTATTAAATCGTGTTGCTTCGCTATCTGAAAACATGCCTTGCTTGCGCATCATGGTAAGCAACGAGTCTTTGCCGCGAGCCAAGGGTTTTGTAAAGTAGTCCTTGTAGGCTATTAAACTGCCCTCTCCCTCACCCTTGTGCAAGCCTGAATAGGCGTAAGCATGATCCATGATTGCAGAGCGCAGCCCCTTAAAAACATCATCGCCTGCTCGTCTTGATGCCAACATTAAAGCATTCATATTTTTAGAAGGTGTGGCTGTTCTGTTGTTTGGATCCCCGATAATCTCACCTATCACATCGCCGGGTCGTTCGTCTTGACCAAGAAATTTTCCAAAAGCTAATT